ACAATGATATGACACAAGAACATATCGACAATGAAGTAGTGAAGGTTCTTGGTGCTATACAATGGACAGATAATGAGCAAACACTATAAGATACCGACATGGAGTCCGAGCAGACAGTGGTACTATACAACCTTTCCTGACAGAGAAAAATGGAGGGAGTTTGTCAAAGGTCTGTTCATGGAGCCCGGTCTGTATCCTATGGACGAAACCACTGAACAGTGGAACATACACGCAAGAAACTTCAACAACTCCACACCTCACATATACTGTGAAGCACCTGAAGGAAGCAAAGACTTCCAGCAGTACTGGGACACAGAAAAAGAGAAATGCCGGAAAGGGGTTATCTACCACAACGATAAAGGAGATACATGGTACCTACCCAGGTTCTACTATCACTGGCTCAACTTCCTGCAGATATACAACAAGTCAGTCGGTGACTTTACCTTTCCCGAAGTCCGTGATGTACAGTATCATATGGCTCTATACGAAACCCTGGCCAGTCTATACGATCTCAATGCGGCAACTTTGAAAGCAAGACAGAAAGCATCTAGCTATTTCCATCTCTGCAAGCTTTACAACAAGTACCTGTTCGAGAATGGCTATGTTGGAAAGATAGGTGCCTCTCACAAGAACTTCATGATCAATCCTAATGGTAGCTGGAAGTTTCTGGATCATTATCACAACTTCACCAACAGTCATACAGCATGGGCATGTATGAACAATCCTGATAAACCCCTGGAATGGCAACAGAAAGTGGAGACAAAGACTGTAGATGGGAGAAAGGTAAAGATAGGTACTATGGCATCCATAACCGGTATAACCTTCGAGAAAGAAGCAACTGCTGGTGTAGGGGGTCCATGTAGTGAGTTCTTCTATGAAGAGGGAGGTATAGCACCTACTGCTGACCAGACTTACATCTATTTGAAGTCTGCCCTGAAGGAAGGTAATGTTGTATCTGGTATATTCACTATAGCAGGTTCTGTAGGTAAACTGGAACAGGCAGGTCCTCTGAAGGAGTTCGTACAAAACCCTGTTGGTAATGACTTCTATCCGGTAACTACTAACCTACTGGACAAACATGGCACTACTGGCCAGAGTGCACTGTTCATTCCGGAGCACTGGGGAATGCCTCCCTTCATTGACAGATATGGAAAGTCGATGATAAAAGAAGCCCTGGAGTTTCTGGAGAAGCAAGATTATGACTGGAAGAATGGATATATCAATGAAAAGGGAGAAAAAGTTCCACCAAAGACACCAGAGCTATACCAGCTGGAAAGATCACAACATCCCCGTAACATAGAAGAAGCATTTGCTATACGAACAGTATCTGTCTTTCCCATAAAGCACACAGCCAGACAGATCAAACGGATAGAGGATGGTGAAGTGTATCTGAGGAATGTGGATCTGGAGAGAGGAGAGAACGGAGAAATAACCTGGAAGAAAGCAGAACGGGAACCTATTCCCTATACAGCTTCATCATCTGCAATAATGACAATGCCGGATAAACGAGGTTGTGTAGTGATACATCAGCATCCGGGAGCTAATCCTGAATGGATGACCTACTTCTGGTCAGCTGACCCTGTAGAAACAGGAGCAACATCTACGTCAGAATCACTGGCAGCTATATACATATACATGAATCGCATAGAAGTTACCCGGATAGATGCAGAGGGAAACAGTAAAACCTCTATAGAAGGAGACAAGCTGGTAGCTGAATGGGTAGGCAGATACGATGATGTCAATGACACCAATGAACAAATGTCCCTGCTGATAGAGTACTACAATGCATGGGGTGTCAGCGAAAGAAACAAACCATCATTGAACACTTATATGATCCTGAAGAAACGGACAAGACATCTTGCATCTTCTGATGAAATGCTGTTTGATTCTGAATCTACAGATAACCCATCCAATCACTATGGGTGGACAAATACTACAGGTACATGGAAAAAGATCATACAATACGGTGTAGATAGCTTATCAGAAGAACTGGAAGAAGCACATACTGATGAAGAAACAGGAAAAGTGACACCTGCAAGATATGGAGTGGAACGGATACCCTTCATCAATCTGCTGAAGGAAATGCAATCCTATAGCCAGGGTGTAAATGCTGACCGGGTAGTAGCTTACTGTGCCCTTATAACCTTTGCCAAACTCCAACAGGCCAAACAACGAATAGGTCACAGAACCGAAAGAGAAAAAGCCCCGGAAAATTCCCGTACCTTTACACATCAAAACTTTCTGCGTTCTGTAGGACAAAGACGACAAGGTACATCTATCATCCCAAAGTCTTCGTTCCTTCGAACTGTAGGAAGACAATTTACTACACGAAAACGATAACATATGGTACTTTCATCATGGCAACTGAAGCAAGGAAAAAAACCACCCGCTGAATCCGCTACAGATCTGGGCTTTTTTCAACCTTTGCAGTTTCTTCCGGATAAGGAAAAAGACCAGACCTGGATTGCCCAGTGTAGCAATTACTATGATTGGCAAAGCCTGAGACAGTTGCAAATGAATGCCAACTGGATGATAAAAGGCTACAAACTGGCTATCGGAGAGATAGAAAAGAGTGACTATATAGCACAGGACAGTGAATATGCCGATGTGATAGAAGCTCTTGATCAGAGGGCTGGGGGAGTGTTGGAGTCTATGGAGATAAAGAACTTTCCATTCGCCAACACTGTCATCAACATTCTCACTGATGAGTTTGCCAAACGGGTTTCTCATATGTCTTTCTCCGACAGGTCTGAAGCATGGGCAAATGACATGCTCACACAGAAACGGGCAGATATAGAAGAAGTACTGGAACAAAAGGCAGCTATCAACCAAATGATAGCTATGCAAAAGATGGGGTTATCTCCAGACAGCAAGGAGGGGAAACAGATGCTGGACCCAAACACTATCAAATCTCTTCCGGAGATACAACAATACTACAACAAAAGCTATCGAGATATATACCAACAATGGGCAGAGAAGCAGATGGTATTCGATAATGACCGCTTCTCTATGCCTGAACTAGAACGTACACAGTTCCGTAACATGCTGATAACAGACAGGGAGTTCTGGCACTTCCGTATGCTGGAGAACGACTACGAAATAGAAGTGCTCAATCCTCCACAGTGTGCATACAGAAAGTCACCATCAGTAAGATACATGTCCGATGCCAGTTGGTTTTGCTATATAGACTACCTAACCGTACCTGATTGTATAGACAAGCATGGCTGGAAGATGAGCGAAGAGCAACTCCTGTCTCTGAACACCGTGCATGGAGCACGATCTGCTACCTATGCGCTAGATGGAAAGGAACAAGACCAATACTGGAGAGCTGATAAAAGCTATGAATGGAACCGTACAGGTCCGGGTATAGGAATGAGACAAGCTCTGTCAGTACTGGACAATGTAACTGGTCTTGGTGGTGGAGATATCACAAAAGCCGTGCTGAATCAGGGAGAGGATATAGTCAATATCAATGGTGAGTATATGGTACGTGAATCTACTATATACTGGAAGACAGAACGTAAGTTCTACCATCTGACAAAGATAGATGATCAGGGTAATCAGATACAGGATATTGTCGGGGAAGACTATAAGGTGACTACAAAACCTATGTACAATACAGTCCTCTACAAGGAGAAGTGCAAAGAAACACTCATATATGGAGAACATCTTGATCCTTTATGGGTCAATGAGACATGGGGTGTTGTACGTATAGGCACCAATACACCTGCTATCGGATGGCAAGGTACATCAGCAACCTTTGCTCCTATCTACCTAGGCATCAACACAGAAAGACCTGGACGGTTACCTTTCCAGTTCAAAGGTGAAAAGAACCTGTATGGGTGCAAGTTACCTATAGAAGGAAGGGTGTTCAATGACCATAACACAAAGAGCCGTTCTTTCCTTGATAACCTGAAGACATGGCAGGTAATAGTGAACATGACCGGTAACCTTATACAGGATACTATGGTCAATGATCTGGGAGTCATAGCAGCAATAGATCCTAATGCTATACCCAAGCACTCTATGAATGATGACTGGGGACCCAACACCTGGGCATCGGCGATAACTGTCATGAAGAACGGAGGTGTTATTCCTCTGGGTAGTGCGGGAAGGGGTACAGATGGACAACCTATAGGTCGGGAACCTCTGCATAGAGTAGATCTCTCACAGACAGAAAGGTTACTGGGCCTGATGAAGATATTCGACTGGGCAAAAATGGCAGGACTGGACAGTGTCGGAATGAATCCGAGACGTACAGGCACACCTATCGGACAGGAAGCAACTGCTACAGAAGTGAAGCAAGATGTAGCCTCATCATACAGTCATACAGAGTACCTATTCACCCAACACTCTGATGATCTGATGCCTAGGGTACACCAGATGAGAACTGACCTGGCACAGTACTACAACAGCACAAACCCGTCACTACGACTACAGTATCTCACAACAGACGATGAACAGGCGTTCTTCCAGATAGATGGCACCAATCTGCCGGGAAGAGATTTCAACTGCAAAAGCCGAACTACTGTAAATGCAAGAGCTATCATGAGCAAGATAGAACAGATGCTGATGACAGACAACACTTCAGGTGCTGACGTATATGATAAGATCAAGGCTGTACAGACACCTACATTATCCTCTCTGAATCAAGTAGTTGTACAGTTACAGCAAAAGAAACAGGAACAGGCTCAACAGCAACAACAAGCAGAACAACAAGCACAAAAGGCTGAACAAGAACACCAGATGCAACTTCTGCAGGAAAAGCAACAATTTGAAGCTGATCAGAACGATAAGGACAGACAGAGCAAAGAGTATATAGCAGACCAGATGGCAGCAGCAAGAGCAGCAGGAGCTAATCCTCCACAAGCCGGTGAAGATGCATATCAGAATGCTACAAAGCTGGAACAAGCCCACCAACAACATATAGACAAGATGGATCTGGAAAAGCAGAAGATGGTATCACAGACCAAACTGAAGGAAACAGACCAGCAGTTAGCTAAACAGAAGATTAATGCTGAGAATGACCGGACGGCTACAATGACCAAAATAGCTAAGATAAACAACAAGGTCAAGGAGAAAAGCAAGAAATAACCACTCTGCACCAATACAAATAGCTTCTGATATACATCAGGGGCTTTTTCATATGTATACAGTAAAGATAGTTTGTATAATAATCATACACTATGGGATAGTACCGATCTATTCAATAACAAATGTTTGATTGATTATCGTTCTACCTTTACTGTGTAAATCGGGAACCAAAACGATAATATATGACAAACACTTTCGAAATAGAACAGAAATCAGTAGGTATGGATACCTTATCGAACATATTCGGTACAGGCGGGGATAGTGTGCTGATGCCAAAAGAAACACCGGACACAGAGCTAGAAGAGGTAGCAAGCAGGGTACTGAAACATGAAACTCTGGAAAACATACTGGATACATCACTGGACACTGTAAAGGAAGAAAAGGCAAAAGCGAAACAAGAAACTGCCACACCAACTCCTGAACCTGAAGTACCTGCTGGAAAGCAAGTAGTGAATGAAGTAAAGGGGAAAGAGACTCTCGACAATGTCATAACAGA